GGTTACTTGAGTTGAAGTTTTTAAAATACTACTAGCTCCAGGAGGAAGCTCCCATGCAATATAATCAATTGTTACATCAAGCGTATCTGCATCGGTCTCTGCTGTATTCAATGCCCAATCAAGAACCAAGTTTACATTTCCATTATTCCAGTTATTAGGCATGTCAACTGTTCCACTGGCAAGTTCGTTAGTGTTCGCAAAGGTTACAACCGGAACTGAAGGAGTGGTCCCCCTTAAATTAGGAGTAGGTGCTGTAACTCCATTCCTTAAAGACTCGCCACTAATACCAACTATCTTAGTGAGCACGGTGCTCGTATCAACTCCTCCAAAATTAGTCATGCTGCTATCACTCCCTTATCTTTCAGATCTTCTATGAGAGTGCCTAACACGTCTGCCATTTCATCAACAGTAGTAGAGTCAGCATCGAGTGTTCTGTCTGTGCTTAGGTTTGCAAAACCAGCGTATCCAGTTTGAACAGCAGTGGGTGCTAATCCAAATCCAAAACTTCCATTGATCCTTGTATTCGCCAAATCCCAAATTATACCAGGAGTACCAAAAGAACTGACCCCTGTAACAACTATAAGGTCTTGTGTTGTTTCAAAATCAAAAAACAATCTAGAATTATTTACTTCATTGCCCGCCGATCCAAATCTTAAATCAGAACTAGCAGCATCCTTTACAATGACAAATCGTGCATCTGCGTCCAGTGTCCCACCAAAAAATAATCCAAAGTTACTCGTTATTTTCTGATGCCCATTCACAAACAAACTAAATACCGGAGCAGTTTGAGTTAATGTTGAAATGATTACCTTGCCTGCAAATCTATTAGGAGTTACCGCCCCTTCAGCACTTATATTCCAATTAGTTCCTGCAGAAGTCCCTCCTATTGTCCTTAATGTAATTCCATTAGTAATAGTAGACGCTGCTGCTAGAAACTTAAATGGCGGTGCAAACTGAGCACTATATGCATTATTAATTGTTGCAGTAACATCTCCCAAAACTATTCCAGCTTGAGCAGAAATACCAATGGCGGTATCAATCGTCCCGTTTTGATTGAGGCTAACCTGGGTAGTAACTGCATTGACGTTGCTAATGGTTCTTCCTTGTAAATTCCCACTGTAGTTAGCATTGAATAAACCCGCACGAAAAGTGGTCGTATCAGTTCCTGCGCCCAATGATGAGTTTGGAGCAAGGGTGGGTGTAGAGGAAATGCCTGCAATCTTACCAAAAATAGATCCAAGCGTAACCGTGTTCTCAAAAGTGGGGACAACATCTATTGCTGCATGATCTGGCTGAGAAGTGCCGATGTCTAGCATAAAATATTCAAATTTTAGGGCATGCTTATTATTGGTGAAAGAGAGGTTCTGTCCTCCCATGAATGTGAATCCATCGGAGTCAACTCTTGTTCTCTCAATATCGTTTGTTTTAATTATAAAGGCATTTAAGTCCTTGGTACCTATGAACTCAACAGTATCATCAATGCCGAAATTTCCGTTTTCCAGCCATCCGCTTCTATTAATTTTACTCATACAAGTAACGCCCGATCTATTTGTATAGACCCGGTACCACTTGCGCGAATGACAAAAACGCTTCCAGCATAGTCTTCATTTTCATACTCATCATCCCTTCCGAGTGATTTAAAAGTAGAGTCAACCCCTGTCGATAATGAAACGTGAACAGCAACAGCGTCTAAATTGGTAACCGTGATACTTTTTTGTCCCGCGACTGGAGTTATTTCAAACTCAACCGTGGTTAAGTCTGCTTTTATTGTGGATAGGCCTGTGTCTGAGGGTTTTGTTGGGATGCCTTCATTCGGGGCAGCTATTCTCGTAGCAACTTCGTCGTTCGCTGTTGTTGTAAACTTACGTTGCTCGTTAGTATTTAAACTTCCAGAATCTAAATTAGGATCAACTTCTTGTGTCATAATGTAAAAATAAGGGGACCGAAGCCCCCCTATTCCTTATTTTTTTATAACTTCAAAAACAAATTCCATTTTTCCAGCTGTAGCAGCGGCTGCAATGATTCCCATTGCTACTACTTCTCCGTCTGTAAGCTCAACAACACCAGTTGTTGCTACTGCAAGGTGCATAGAATCTAAAGTTAGATTCGCCACTGCAATGTCAGCGAAGAACTCATCACCAGAAGTTTTACCAAGATCTAATGTCAAGGAACCACCTGAGGTAACTGCCGTAACCACTCTCATGTACTTTAACTTAACAACAGTGGCACCCACTGATGTTAGTAAAGTTAAATCTCCCGTTGCTCCGCCATCTATAGCGAAGTCGTAGATTACTCTTACCAATTCTACCGCATTAGAGAACGAGGGTCCTCTTGATTGCGCATTACTTACTGAGGCCATATTTTACTCCTTTATTACTTTTTTTTAGTGGCCTAGTTGTTGAAACCCAGGCCACGTGATTTTTTCCATCAAAATAAAAACTCAAGATCTTGTGCGGAAGTCTGATTTGGCTCAAATCGTGCCTCAAACCTTCTAGACTCTCCGATAAAAGAAAGTTCAGATTGGGATATGAGGTTAAATTTTCCCCTAGAACAAACTTCTCATCACTCATTAAGAATCTATAATAGTGATGTGCTTAACATCCCCATCATTTCCTAAAGAAGCTCCGACAATCATGTCAACACTGATCAAGAAACCATGCTGATGATTTGAGTGAAGGTCACTTACTTTAAAAGTAGGTTCTCTTTGCATAACCAAGTTCAAGAAATCAGGATGGAAGGCCAAGGCCGCATCTTGAGTTCCTGCCTGGAGACTTAACAACCCTGCACTATTATCTTCAAGGATGTTAAAACCAAACCTTTGACGAGAAATTTGGCCACCAACAACTGGGGCATCAGGAACAAAATCACTAGATGTCATAGTTGAGGCATCTAATAGATCCTGGAAATACTGAGGATCTGCAAGTACCCACCAGCCGTCTTGTCTCATCCATTTTGCTTGGGCTGCAAGAACTCTAACTGCACCCAATTGAGCAGCATTAAAATCAGTCACACTTGTTATAATGTGATCTGGAGTAGCTGCAGATGGTGCCACAATCCCATAAAGGAAATTGTTTAATTCAATTTCAACAGATTCTAGGAGTGCTTGACGAATTTTAGGATTCTCATCGCCAATCTGAGACTGAAGATCAACGACATCTTCAAATTCAAAAGAAGCGGTAATTCTTTGATCCGCAACGATTGAAATTCTCTGAGTGACTAATTTTTGAGAAGCAAAAGTGTCAGCTCCTGAACTGATTGTTTTACGTTCAGCTGTGGGCCTATTTATTTGTGACACGTGAACCGTGTCTCCACCCTTTTTAATGTCTCCCTCATAGTCTTTATTAACCAACGAAGGTAAGAGTGTTTGTTCTTTTAATTCATCTACAAATAATGGTGACCAAAATTCCATAACTTGGTCAGATACATCCGATAGAAAAGTTGTGCTCATTTAAAACTCCTTTTATTTATTAGCTGTTTTAACTAACCTGTGTACGTTTTTCTTTTTTTCCGCAAGGGGCATTTTAAGCCATTCATCTTTGGTTAGTTTTGTGGAGCCATAAGGAGCATCGCCTGGTGGTGGTTTGAAACCCTTTGCATCTACTAGATCGGAGTAACTTTCCATAAAAGAATTCACTGCTAAATCAACGCTGCCAGAGTCTGGTTCACCTGATTCTGGGTCAACTACTATCTGTTTCAGGTCAACAAAATTAAAATATTCTTGTCTTTTAATCTTTCCAGGAAGTTTTTCATAAAAAGCATTTAATTTAACAGAATCAGCAATACTTCTTTGTAGCCCTTCCTTGTCTCCCGTAACAGTTGTGATTTCAGTTTTTAGATCAGTAATTTCTTTATCACGCAGTTCTAAAATCTTCCTTACCTCACCATCATCATTTAGCTGCTTCTCTTCAAAGGCCTTCTTGTCTGCTTCGAAAACAGCCAATTGGTCCTCTTGAGTTTTCAGCTTCTCTTGACCTTTCTTTAGCTGGGTCAATAGTTTCTGATGTGTCTCATACAAAACTTTGTCTTTTTTCCCAGGATCGGCCCCACCAGGACCAGGATCGTTTGTGCTACCAGCACCAGGATCTGCTTCACTCATTATTTATCCCCTTTGTATTTTTGTCAACTCTGCATCAAATACTTCGTTGACAGTTTCAGTTACCTCTTTTTCAATTCCTTTAATTTCTGCATTGCTCAAATGGAAGAATTCAAAACCTTTTGCTGCGAGAAATTCAACAATATCGTTGTTACTTTTCCCGTCAGTTCTATCTTCCGCCAGAGTGATGTCCGCAGTTCCATCTGCCGAAGAACTTCCCTGTATTGCATCTAGCAATTCACCTGTTTCGGTTAAGTTGGACCGGCCAGGAGTTGTAAATTCACTTAACTGTCCACGGTTTTTAGTTCTTTGCCTATTCTTTATTGTGCCATCTTTAATTCTTGGCAGCCTTTGAGTTCCCGCACCTTCACTTGATACTCCGAAACCCAATCTAGTACGCACTCTTATCCGATCAGCACCCAGTTGTGCATATCTGGCCATATTTTCTTTCTTTCTGGCCTCTGTAACAGCTTTATCCGCTGCTTGCTTTACATCTTTTAAGAAATCAGTGAACTTGGACATTATTCTTTCTCTATTGTTTTCAAAAACTCTTCAGCTTTTGGAATATCTGATTCTCCGTTAACAAAAGAAGAAATAATTACATTTGCTTCCTCTAATAACTTCACAAGATACCTACCATCGCATGCAGGCTGATTACATAATATTGTTTCCATTAATCATCTCCATATTTATTTGTGATAAAACTAGAAATTTTTCCAATTATAAAATAATCCACACCTGGGAAAAACACACGCAATACAAACCATAAAATAAAAAATGAAGGAACTGCACTTAAATAAATAATTAATAATATTCCCCACCACTCCATTAAAACACCTTTCCAGAAGCTTCTATAACGGCTTCTGCTTTCACTATATTTTCTCTTCTCTTTTCTTCATCATCAAGGGGAAACTTCTTTAATATTTTCTTAAGATCTGACCGTGCTATCCCCATATAATCTCTTGCCTTTGATCTACTTCCGGTCTTTTGTCCATAACTACCCGTGATATTCCCTTCTACCTTGGCGTTAGTGAACTCATCACCAACATCGTAACCAATCTCTATCTGTCCAGGCCTTTCTCTTATGAAATCACCCAATAGGTCCATCATGTCGCTGGAGAGTGTAAGATTAACCTTTGAAGTTTTTCCTGCTATTTTAAATTCTATAGATTTTTTATATCCTTCCGAGTAAGGAACAAACTTCTTATTATTCTTATCCAATCCTTTTTTCTGCGTACGGTCCTGAACAAACTTAATTACCTCTAAGGCTATGACCTTTCTTTCTGTGGGCCCATAGCCTCTAGGTATATTTATTGTAAACTTTTGCTGTGCTATTTTAACAACCTCTCTATTTTTTTAATTTCTGGTTCATACTTTGCGTGAAGCCTAACTTCTGATTCCTTACCCTGACTATCAACCTTAACTTGTGTGATGGCATATCTTCTTTTAAGAAATCCCAGTTTCTTTTCCAGCTTAACCCTTGCTGCTGGATCCAGTTCTTTTTTTACTGGCGCTTTTGCCGCTACCGGGGCTGGCTTTACCGCTGGTGCCTTTACTTCCGCCACTGGCGCTACTTTTGCTTGTTCTTCCACTTGGTTCTCCTTGTTGAGTTATTACAATTGAATTTTCATTTTCTATTTCTTCCATGAGTTCAAAAACTTGGCCATCCTCTAGCCCTGGGTTAAGTTCTTTTATTGATCTAAATTTTGAATTGAAGCCTGCATTTACTTCCATATTTAATCTTTTAATTTTATCCGTTCTGTTCTCGAGAGGACCAAAGTCCGCATATAAAATATCAACTTTAAGTTTATCAGGATCCGCAAACTTTTTCCTGTTATCTATAAGTCCTGCCTGGGAGAGTTTGTTATGGATAGTTGATTGCTTAAACCAGAAATCATTTTCAGCCGCCTTAAATGTTTTTTCTTGTATCTTAAGATCTTTGGTGACGTCGGCCTCATCAATTATTTTAGAAATGCCCGATGAGAAGTTGTTCCCATCCATTTTCCCCAGAGATCCCGCCTTAATATTTTTAGTATCAAGCCATATGGCCAACTGCTCTTTAATCAGCATAATAACTTCGCTGATTGATACCTCCGGCTTTATGGTTCCAATAGACGGTTTCTTTCCATCACCCGAATCAGACTTAAATAGCCATATAGCATCGGGAGATAGTTTTAGATTCTCGGCATCAATATCAATGCCAAAAAATATACTGTGAGCTAGAAATTTTGCAGCAAAGTTTAAATCAGTTAATAGAACAGGAAATAACACTGTCATTTTAACAGTATCTCTGTCGGCCATAGGAACTAATAGAAATCTTGACCTTGAGGAGAGTGCAAAAGGAATAACTCCAAAATCGTTTCTTCCTTCGCTGGCAATCATGTCTTGCTCTATGATGTCACCATCTGAATCGAATGCCACAAACTCATTAGCAGAGTAGGCCCAAATTCTATCGACCATTCTGGACTTCCTTCTTTTTCTGTCTACTTTTTCCATTTTACCCATGAGCTTAAGGAACACTGTCATCCTCAAAGGATTAACTGGGTCATCACTGAACGGTAAAAATTGTTGAGAAGGCAATACTCTGTTTTTTAGGGCCCTATCATCAGAATCAAGAAACATCTCCATTGCGCTAATTTTGTAGGAATTATATCCTTCGTTCCAATCGTTCATGTGAGAATTGAGATCATTCTCAAAAGTATAAAAGTCTACGAGGTCCTGGTCGGCAGGATTTTTTGTCATTCTTACGGGTTCATCTGCATATAGTTTGGAGAGTTTTGATACAATTTTCTTATAAACATTTATCGGAGCAACACGCTCGAGCGCGGTTTTAACAGAGTCCGCGGAGAGTTGTTCTCTTATACTTTTTTCCACTTGCTCAAGTAAATTCCCCTCAAGTATCTCAAATATAATTTCGTTAAATGCTATTAGATCTGTGTGATTCTGGAAGTGCTTTAAAAGTACATCTACTTTGCTTATTAGAGGTAAATCGTTATGTGCCATATTAAATTTCCTTTAGAGTTGAATCATCCGGCTCTTTCTTCTTTTCATAAAGGGCATGAGCTTGTAGCAAGCATATCCAAGTGCGTCTGATATGTGAGTTAACATTGGATCTGTTTTTTTGTCTAGCTCATTATTTTTCCACGAAACTTTATTTAAATCATTAATTAATTTTTTGCATCTTGGATTTATTATAAGTTGGCCCCCCATTAAAAGTCTATTGACATTATTCACGCGGTCAGAGACGAATGGATTAAGGGTTTGTTCAACAACAAATCCAGCTTCTTTTAATATTTGATGATCGGTAATACCAGACGTCTTTCTATTCCGACCCGTCGAGTCAGGTATCACGCTTCCAACATAATTTCTTTTCTTTAACTCATCGCTCATTTTGTAGGTATCCGAATTTTCCAAATAAGCTTCATCGTGCACATATATTATATCATTGATCACTTGGCAGATAATGGACGTCATAGGATTAACATTGAAATCCATTCCAGAAAAAATAGTTCCAGGTATGATTTGCATTTCTCCCAAATGAATTTCTGGATCAAAAGAATAATAAGCTAGGCCATCATCAGAATCAATGAAGAGGCCATCTAAGAATCTTTGCCTTTGCTTTTCAGGCATTGACTCCAGGATATCCAAATAATCTTCGTCAATATTTTCTAGGTTATCAATTGGATTGATTAAAATACTGTCATATTTTTCAGGATTTTTTAAAGGTTCTGATTCGACTGGATTTATTTTCTTTATAAAAAGCCAGTACGACCAGTGCCTTTTTGAGGGAGGATTACAGTCATAGTAAACTTTTTTGGCAAGGATGTTTTTCTCCGCCAGTCTTGTTTTCGCAACTTGAACAGAAGCATAATCAATCTGAGAACTTTCGTTAAAATAAATAGTAGAGTATTCATTACCTAAAATTTTCTCAACTCTGTCTTTGTCATCAAGACCACCAACCCATATTTCTGATCCATTTGGGAGAGTTAAATAGTAGTCCGTTTTGTTATAGCTTTTAGGTGTTATACCGAGATCAGGGAAGCAAAGACTTATTACTTTAGGGAGAGTGTCTAACCAAATAGATCTTTTCGCGTGATTAAACTTATGTCTTAAAATACAATGCCTGGACTTAACCTTGCACGCCCTGATTATCATTGCATAAATAAGAATAAATGTTTTACCCGACCTGGAACCACCAAAAAGCATCAAGTCTCTCGCGTTTCCGGCCAAGAGTTTTACTGCTTCTTTTTGCTTTATTGTTTTTTTAAACTTCACAAATTTTCATCATCCTTATCGATGTTGATACCTATCTCGGTTGATGGTAGGGTGGCTTGATTCTCGTTCCAGTCGTGATTACACTTCATCATAAAAATAGAAAATGGTTGAGGAGAAAATCCCGTCATCCCATTCTGGACTATGAAATTAGCTTGAATTGTTTTCGCCTTTTTTTTAGCGACGGAAAAGGCAGGATAAACATTGGCCCATTCATTCAAAGTATCTCTATCAACACCGACCTTTGCAGCAAATCCATAAAGTGTTGGGGGCCCATTTGGTTCCTCAACTTTAATCTCAACAACTTGACCTTTTTGAACAACTTGTTTCTTCACTATTTTTGTTGGGGAAACAGCATTGAAAAACTCTACAATCTCGTCACAGTATTCAGGTTTATACAAAGTCGGGCGACCATTAGGATTATTTTCTTCAGACATGATTTTATCCTACAAGGATGCAGGGTTACAAACCCTTTTTAATTTAGGATAAAGACTATCTGTGTCGGTGTCAATTTTTCTTGAAATACTTATAAAATATCATTATAGGCCATAAGCATATAAAAAGAAGAGAACCAAATGTAATCGTGGCGAAAGACCACGTTTCAAATTTTTTTGAAGAAATGTTGGATGCAGCAATAAAATAAATAAAAAGTCCTAAGCCGAAGTAGATTTCCATTATTTAGTTTCCAGACATGCACAGTCTTTAGTTCTCACTTCTATCTTGGACTCGGGAATATCTGGAATCATCGAGTTAAGAAACCAAAAGATTATAACAAATACTACAAAAATAATGGTTAACTCTCGCCCGTTGTTTTCCGGATACATCTCGAATCTACTCAGCGTAATCTCCTCGAACTGCCCTTACTGCTTGTTTAATTTTTTCTCTAGGGATTGTTGTTTTTCTATTTGCTTTTTTCCTTATTTTTCTCATTAGCCCTAATCCTTCATCGATAACAGCATCCATGGCCGCCTGAAACGTACCAAACTTTTTAATTAATATTTTTTTCTTCCACGGCTCCAGTCTAAAACCTTCGGTGAGTTTTACTTCTTTACCGTCGAGTGGCCTGCCGATTTTATTAGGAGCACATTTTCTACAAAGTTTCATTTTAACACCGAGATATCTTCGCCATACTCCCATATCATTCATTTTTCTTACACATTTTGGGCATATATATTTATGTTTTTTCATTTTTCTTCCTCATAATATTTTACTTGGTAACCGTTGATCTCGTTTATTCCATCTGCCAAGCGGGTTCTTATGGTAGTTGAATTAATATTTGTAAAGTTGGCAGCCGCTTTCATTGATTTGAACACCTTCCCGTCAACAATCATTTTTTTACCATATTTTTTTGTGTGGCCATCGGTTTGTCTCTGCACTTCTTTAAAATAAACGCCCCTCTCTGCCTCTAGTCTAGCAGACTGATCGGTTCTTTGGTTTTCTAAAGAAGGCAATCGGTTAAACATTACTCATCCTCGCAAATTGAACAAATCCCATTTTCTTTAACAAGGTTCCCTTCAACATATCCATTTTCATTTTTTTCAAGTTTATTTATCCATTGCCAGCCACAGATTTTGCAGTAGTAGCTCATTTGTTTTTCTCCAGCCATTCTTTTAGTTTTAAAATAGGTTTTCTTTTACCCCCATCGTACATATTTAGTAATTCAATATAGTGGTTGTGCAATCTGTCGCAATCTTCAATAATTTCTCGTGCTGACTTTAGTTGTTTCTCTAATTGCTCAGACAGATACCCAAAAGCCTGACGTTCCATTTCTGATTTTCTTAGTTTTTCTTTTAGTTCAGTTACTTCACCATCTTCAATGGGAGCTGTTTCTTTACATCTTTCACAGTGGCCACATGCTGACCCCAATACCCAGCTACCCTTGCAAACTGCGTTCTTGTACTTTTTCATTTTAATTCCTTTATCTCTGCCAATGCCAGCCTAGCTTTTTTGCCATGTAACTTATTATCCCATTGTATATAGTCCGCATAATATTCAAGCGCCCTGTTTAGGATTTCTATTTTCTTCTCCGCTTGCTCGCGACTCGCGTTCCATGCATCTTCGGCATAGCACCCTTCAACTCTATCCTCACCTAAAAGCTCAACTGCGTCTTCATGTGGAATATACCCATCGTATACCAATTTTTTTATCTTTTTCTTCCACCACTCTTCAAAGCTATCGGTTCGCGGTTCGGTCATGATGTCCCCCTATATTCTTCTCTCCCACATTTAAAGCATTTAATTTGAACGAACACTCCCGAAGGACTTGAGTAAATAATTTTCCAATTATGCCAACACCAATTTTTGAACAATCCCTTAATCCAATTCACCACTCACTCCTCTTGCTCTTTTTGCTCACGTTGCTCGGTCCGGGGTTCGGTCATTTCATTTTCCTTTTTAATTTCTGGAAAAGTCTAATTAATCGGTATTTAGAACACTTACAATAATCTTCATCTTTTTTGGCTATGCACTTAGACCATTTTCTACAATACTGGCAGGGGTAAATAGTCACCGCTCCCCCAAAACTTGATAAATTGCGAGTGATAAAGCGCGGCTCGGGGATTCGTCTTGTCTAACCCAATCAAATTCTCCAAAATAAGCATCCCACGCATCAGCAGCAACATGATATTCTAGGTAGGCCTTAAGTTCTAACTTGCTGACTAAACGACAGCACCTATCAAGATCTTCTGTATATTTACTTTTAGGGGAGGCTTTATTTTCGTATTCAACCCATCGATAAAACATTGTTGTATTTTTAGAACATTCACTCAATTTTTCAAAATAAACATCAGCGTGCCCATCATATTCTGCCAATCGTCTATCAACATCTTCCCAATTAACGTCAACATAACAATGATCCGTAGTTAGTCCCCTTAATTTGTCCTCGTCACTCGGTTCACTCATAAATAATCCATAACCAATTCCGCCAACTCTTTTTCTGTAATAAGATGCTTATAGAGCAGTCTGGCTGATTGTTCAGTTGTAATATCTAACTTCCCACGTTCTATCTTTGAGTAGGTCGACTGGTTACATCCCACAAAGTGCGCCATTTGGGTTCGGTCTTGGTCATTTAGAATTCTTAACTCTTCTATTCTTCTCATTTCTTGCCTCCCAAGACTATCTTGAAATATTGATTATTATTATGTCTCTTGGCTATGTGGCTGCCCTTTTTTGTTTTTAAAATTATAAGCCATGCCGTATTTCTACCAGGTGACTTTTTGTTGTCAGGTATATGTTTAATTTCATAACCCGTAACATCACATAGGAAGTTTTTTTCAAGACATGCGATATTGGAAGTTCTGTTCGTGTCATCAGCATCGGTGCCCAATGTTTTCCATTTTAAAACTTCTGGAGAGTCCGATACTTCAAACCAACTTGATGAATATTCGTTGTAGCCGTTCATTTCAAGACCCTTTGTATAAAAATAATAAAAATAACAACAGGTGGGATTAATAACACCCATACCGGGGTTGCCATTTCTATTTGCTGTCGTAATTCCCACAGGCTCATTTGTTTTCTCGCTTTAATATTTGTTCCAAAGAATGTCCTTTTTTATATAAAGAAATTCTTTCAACTAATTCATGAGAACTTATAAAAATATCATCGTGGTCAAGCTGTGTTGAGGCCATAAAATTTTCCTCTTCATCCCACTCTAATAGATAGTATGAATTGCCATGGGCCAGCGGTTTTTCTATTGATAAAAATTTCATTCTTTGTCTCCGAATAGCTGATCACGCCAATAATTATGAGCCTCAGACGCCAATGGCATTTCATAAAATTGTGTTTCCGTAATGGTTGCGGTTTTTTCTGGGATTACCAAGGTTACTTTATTTGTGTTGTCTCCTTCTGGCTTCCTGGTCATATAAACATTCCAGCCTTCCATGCTGAGTAAGTGTGAAAGATCCTCATTGTTCAAATAAACATCAATTTCTTTTTTCATTATCCCTTTCTTTGACGGAAAAAATAGGCCACCATCACGATGGCCCGTTATTACTAAAGAATTGTTACTTTATCAAGAAAACCATTAGATTTAAGATAATCTTGGATCCATGCTCTTAGAGTAACCGTAGCAGAAACCCTCCACTGTCCACCACCATAATCATACAGTGCAAACTTTGGATTTTCTTCAGATCTTTGAGTTAACCTTAGAACATATTTGATCACTGGTTGATCTACTTCTGGAAAAGTTTTATATGTTTTAAGATTCCAAACATTTTTAATCGTTTCCTGTTTGGCCATATGGACACCGGACTTCATTGCAACCACTTGGGAATACCCATCATCATCGCTTGTGTGGATATTTTCACTTTTAACATTTGAAACTAAAGACAAAAGTTTTTCTAATTCTGCATCTCGCTCAAATTTTGTCATAAGCTCAATGATAAATTTTTCTTGTGTTTTGTAATTTCCGTTAGAAAACTCTTCAATCATGTTGGAAAAATCTGATTCTGCTACAATATCCCACTTCTTGTTTTTATTTAGAGCTGGCAGAACAAGTTGAACCTTGTCGTGGCCAGCAACATTGATACAGATTTTGCCTTCAACTTTTACAACTTCTAAAAAATTCATTAGTTGTGTTATAGAAAAGCACTCAAAAGTTTCTGTTTCTGGATATTTGAATAACCTAGAGCCCGCATGATTAACATGAAACTTTACATCATCACTATCTAAGATTTCATATTTAGACAGTTCAACTATCTTCCCAATTGCATTACTGTCCATTATTGTTACTCCTTATTGCTTCAACATTCTCATCGAACAATTCAGTTTGCTGAATGTTTTGCTCAAACAAAGTAGTTTTTCCGTTGT